CATATACAAGGAGGACATGCTAAATGGCAAAAGTAATTAATACAAAAATTGATGATGGAATTCTCGTTTTTACATTCACAAATAACAAAGGTGAAGTTTTTTCTTCTTTCAAACTGAACCCGACAGATATCAATGTGGCAGCACGTGCAGAAGAACTGGAGGAGTGCTTTGAACAGTTCAAGGCTTCCGTCCAGAAAGTCACATCTGGTAAAGAAATGGCGGAACTGAATAAACAGATTGAGGATAAAATCAATTATCTCCTTGGATATGAAGCATCCAAGGACCTGTTTAAAGAACCAATTACCGCAACAACTGTATTCGGTAATGGCCAGGTATTTGCTTATATCGTTCTGGACAAGATCGCAGAAGCAATCGCACCGGAAATTGAAAAGAGAAAAAAGAAAATGCAGGCAGCAGTTAACAAGTATACGGAGAAATATGAAAAATGACCGCCTATGAGCTTCCCACCTCACTGAACATAAGTGGGGTGGATTTTTCTATCAGAACGGATTTTCGAGCAATCATTGATATTCTCATTGCGTGGAATGATCCAGAGTTAGACGAACAGGCGAAGTCAATTGTTATGATACAGATTCTGTTCGAGGATTGGCAGAGCATACCGCCGGAACATTTATCTGAAGCCTGTCAGAAAGCGTGTGAATTTATTGACTGTGGACAGACTGATGACAACCCGAACAAACCAAAGCCCCGTTTGATGGACTGGGAACAGGACGGAGATATGATTGTACCGGCTGTAAATAAAGTTGCCGGAAAAGAAATCAGAGCCATTCCGTATATGCACTGGTGGACATTTTTTGGATATTTCATGGAATCCGGTGAGTGCCTGTTCAACACAGTTGTTGGAATCCGCTCTAAAAAGGCGAAGGGCGAACGTCTGGATAAATGGGAAAAGAAATTCTATCAGGAAAACAAAAATATTATTGATATAAAGACACGTCTCAGCGACGATGAGCAAGCTTATAAAGATAAGCTGAATGAGATGTTGAACCTCAAATAGTTAGGAGGCGAACACATGGCTGCTGATGGCTCAATTATTATTGATACTAAGCTTGATACATCTGGAATTGATAATGGAGTATCAAGGATTAAACAGTCATTTAACAGCCTTGGTAGTGCTGTAAAAAAAATCGGTCTGTTAATTGGTGGGGCTTTTGCTGTTGGTAAGTTGGTGCAGTTTGGAAAAGAGTGTATTGAGCTAGGCTCCGACCTCGCAGAAGTTCAGAATGTGGTCGATGTTACATTCACCACCATGTCGGATAAGGTCAATGAATTTGCAAAGAATGCAATGGTCTCAGCCGGACTGTCAGAGACAATGGCAAAAAGGTATGTTGGTACGTTCGGAGCAATGTCTAAGTCATTCGGATTCTCAGAATCACAGGCTTACGACATGTCAACGGCTCTGACACAGCTGACTGGTGACGTAGCATCATTTTACAACATCAGTCAGGACTTAGCCTATATCAAACTGAAATCCGTATTTACTGGTGAAACGGAAACGCTCAAGGACCTCGGCGTGGTAATGACCCAGACGGCACTTGATCAGTACGCACTGGCAAATGGCTACGGCAAAACTACATCTGCTATGACCGAGCAGGAGAAAGTAGCTCTCCGTCTGGCTTTTGTGCAGAAACAATTATCGGCTGCATCTGGTGATTTCATCCGAACATCTGACTCATGGGCGAATCAGGTGAGAGTTATGCAGTTACAGCTACAGTCCCTCAAGGCAACAGTCGGACAAGGTTTGATTAATATTTTTACACCTGTTCTGAAAGTAATCAATATTCTTCTCGGCAAACTGGCGACTCTGGCAAACGCATTTAAGTCATTCACGGAGCTTATTACTGGCAAGAAATCATCAGGTCAGACAGGTGGAAGCGGCGCAGGGCTTGCCGGAACAGATACAGTTGCAGATACGGCAGATCAGTATGGACAGGCAGCCGATAATGCAGAGAAACTGGCAGATGCCACAAACGATAATGCTAAGGCAACGAAAAAGGCAAATAAAGAAACAAAAAATTATCTTTCTTCATTGGACGAAATACACAAAGCTACCTCTACAGATAGTAGCTCTTCCATACCATCTTCATCTGGCGGGAGTGGTGGAGCGTCTGGAGGATTATCTGGTGCAGTAAGCAATGTGGATTACGGAAAACTTGCAGAAGGCGAAACGACTATTAAAAAAATGTCCAAGCCGCTTGATTCCATAATAAAGAAGTTTAAAAAATTAGCCAAATTGCTATCAAAAGGATTCTGGGATGGACTAGGCGATTACAAACCGATTTTTGATGATATTAAGGAAAATATTAACTCTATCGGGAAATCCTTGCAGAATATATTTACTGATCCAGAAGTAATTGGAGCGGCAAGTGATTTTTTAGATACATTTGCCTATTCCATTGGAAGAGTATCTGGATCTTTTTCGAGGATTGGAATAACAATTGCTC